CCCCCTCTAAGATGCCCAAGGGCAAGAAGATTACCCGCAAGGATAATCCGAACGAGGTCGAGATGTATGCCGACGGCGGCAAGGTCAATGCTGCTGGCAACTACACCAAGCCCTCTCTGCGCAAGCGGATCGTGTCTCAGGTAAAAGCCGCAGCGACGCACGGTACTGGCGCAGGTCAGTGGTCTGCACGTAAAGCGCAGTTGGTGGCCAAGAAATACAAGGCTGCTGGCGGCGGGTACAAGGACTAAAGTGAAAGCACCGCAGCAATCCCTGAAGGACTGGGGCGACCAGAAGTGGCGCACCAAGTCTGGCAAACCGTCGTCAAAGACGGGGGAGCGGTACCTGCCTGAGAAGGCAATTAAGTCCTTGAGCGCTGCGGAGTACGCAGCGACTACCAAGGCAAAGCGCGTAGGCAAAGCGGCAGGTAAACAGTTTGTAAAGCAGCCATCAAAAGTAGCTGCAAAAACTAGGGGGTTCAGATAATGGCTACCAAACCAAAATCTCCTGCGTGGACACGCAAGGAAGGCAAGTCTGAGAAGGGCGGCTTGAACGCCAAGGGGCGTGCCTCCTACAATAAAGCAAACCCCGGCAAGCCCGGTCTGAAGGCTCCACAACCAGAAGGCGGTAGCCGTAAGAAGTCATTCTGCGCAAGGATGTCTGGGATGAAAGCCAAGCTGACTTCTGAGAAGACAGCCAAAGACCCGAATAGCCGTATTAATAAGAGCCTTCGGGCTTGGAAATGTTGAGGAGCACCACATGGATTTCAAAGATTTTGCCGACGCGATGGAAAAATCACGGGCTAAAAACCCTGACAAGTTTGACAAAGACATGGCAGAAGACCGCCGTGCAGCAGAGCGTCGCGACAAGGTTGCAGAACGCTACGACCGCATGTTGCAAAAAAAGGCTACAGATACTGCGGAAGACAATCAACCACGTTTAAAACGATCTGCAAGTCATTTGGCAGCAGCCGAAAAAGCAGGTTTAAAGTTAACAGAAGACATTAAGCCTGTTGCTAAACCGGTTCCTGCAAGTAGAGGCGGTTCTGGTCGAGCAATGGACATTGACATGGGCGGCGGCTTACGCCCCGGGCAATCGCCAAGTCTCGAAAACCCAATCAAGCAGGCTAAAGGCGGCAAAGTGACGACTAAAGCGATGGCTAAAGGAGGCACGATTCGTTCAGCTTCTAGCCGTGCCGACGGTATCGCGACCAAGGGTAAAACTCGCGGGAAAATGTACTAATCATGGCAAACACCTCTGGAACCGCTGGATTTAACCTAGACCTCACCGAGTTGGTTGAGGAGGCGTTTGAACGCGTCGGTTCAGAGCTGCGCACTGGCTATGACTTGAAGACCGCACGTCGGTCTTTGAACCTTTTGTTCGCTGACTGGGCGAACCGCGGCGTGAACATGTGGACGTTTGAGCAGGGCACGATTGACCTCGTGCAAGGCCAGAACACCTACGCCCTACCGAACGATACGGTCGATCTGCTTGAGCACGTGATTCGTACGCAGGCCAACCAACTGGCCAACCAAGCCGACCTGACTATTACGCGTATCAGTGTTTCTACCTACGCGACGCTCCCAAATAAACTGCAACAAGCCCGTCCAATTCAGGTGTGGGTACAGCGTTTGGACGGACAGCAGTCCGCGAATGGGGGCACACTTGCATCAACAATCACATCGACAGATACCACGATTACTGTTACCAACGCAGCTGGACTACCGTCAACCGGTTTCATCAAGATTGATAACGAGTACATCCAGTACGGCTACATCACAGGCAATACTCTGTACAACTGCTTCCGTGGCCAGAACGACTCAACCGCAGCCGCACACACTGCCGGTGCAACCATCTACTGGGCCAAGCTCCAAGCAGTGACCGTGTGGCCAACACCTGATGGCGCACAGCAGTATCAGTTCGTGTACTGGCGTATGCGCAGGGTGCAGGATGCCGGCGGTGGTGTAAACGTTATGGACGTACCCTTCCGTTTTGTGCCCTGCATGACCGCAGGCCTGTCATACTACTTGGCGCTCAAAGTCCCCGGTGGGCTGGAGCGTTTGCAGGTTTTGAAAGCCCAGTACGACGAGGCTTGGGAGATTGCCGCCGGTGAAGATCAAGAGAAAGCCGCGGTGCGCTTTGTGCCGCGTCAACAGTTTATTAACTGATGGGTAATCGGTTCTCCTCCGGCAAGAACAGCATCGCCGAGTGCGATCGCTGTGGCTTTCGCTTTAAACTAACAGACTTGCGTCGTGAGGTCGTGAAGACCAAAAACTATGAGCTGCTGGTGTGCGGACCTTGCTGGGACCCTGACCACCCGCAGTTGCAACTGGGCATGTACCCTGTGGATGATCCTCAAGGCGTGCGTAATCCGCGACCTGATCGAAGCTATGTATCGTCTGGTACGACCGGCTTACACATAAATGTAGGCAACGGCACGAGTATTGAGCAACAAGGCTTTCAAGGTGAAGGCAGCAGGAACTTTCAATGGGGGTGGAACCCTGTTGGTGGCTCTAGCTTTTTTGATGACGCGTTAACGCCAAACAACTTGTCGTTAACCGTGGAAATTGGTACAGTCAGTATCGTAACGACTTAAGGAGCCGATCATGGCAAAAATGGAAAAGGCCGACTTGGCCCAAGACAAAAAAATGATTAAGTCCGCTGTGGGCAAGCATGAAAAAAACATGCACCCCGGTAAGACTCCAACTAAGCTGCGTGCTGGCGGTAAGACCAATAGCGACATGCTTAAAATGGGTCGCGGTTTGGCAAAGATTGCCAACCAAAAATCGAAAGGTTAATCATGGCCAAGATCAATAACTTACCCGCTTCTGCGTACGCTAAGCCTCACACTATGTCGGGCAAGACCGTGACTGTAAAAAGTGTTGCAGCTGGCGAGTGCGACAACAAGCAGTACATGCGCGAGATGAACGTCTCGGTGGCCAACAGCCATAGCAATGACTACAAGGGCACCAAAACCGACGGTATCAAAATCCGTGGCACTGGCGCAGCAACCAAGGGCGTGATGGCCCGAGGACCAATGGCCTAACATGACCTACGCGGAACTTTACGCAAACATTCAGGCGTACCTAGAAAATACGTTTCCTGATACGTACCTTGCTAGTGGAGCTACTGTGTCTACCACGACACAGATCAATACCTTCATCAAGCAGGCGGAGCAGCGCATCTACAACACGGTGCAGTTTCCTTCGTTGCGTAAAAACGTTACGGGCACAACAACTACAAACAACAAGTACCTGTCTTGCCCCGGCGACTTTCTGGCGGTGTATTCGCTGGCTGTGATTGACGCCACGGGCTCGTATGAATACTTGTTGAACAAGGATGTGAACTTCATCCGTCAGGCTTATCCGCAGCCAACCGACACGGCCATTCCGAAGTACTACGCGCTGTTTGGTCCAACTACAACAAACGACCCAAGCCCCGTAATCACCAACGAGCTGTCGTTTATTCTTGGCCCAACGCCAAACACAGCGTACAGTGTTGAGCTGCACTATTACTACTACCCAGAGTCAATCGTGACAGCAAACAACACATGGCTGGGCGACAACTTTGACAGCGTGCTGTTGTACGGTTCTTTGGTCGAAGGCTACACCTTCATGAAGGGCGAAACGGACATGATTGCCTTGTACGAAGGCAAGTACAAAGAAGCACTTGGTTTGGCTAAACGCCTTGGTGATGGTATGGAACGTCAAGACGCGTACCGTAGCGGCCAATACAGACAGGCAGTCACATGACCATCGCACAAGGCGCAACAAACACGTTCAAGATTGGGCTGCCATCGGGCACGTTCAACTTTGGCTCAGACTCGTTCAAGATCGCGCTGTATACCGGCGCGGCTTCAATTGGCCCAGACACACCTGCGTACACCACAACTGGCGAGACTGTGGCCTCTGGCTACACGGCGGGGGGAAACCCTCTTACTGTCACGCAGGTGCCTACAATTGGCAACCAAACAGGCGACGCCACGGTGTATCTGTCTTTCGCCAACGTGACTTGGACTTCCGCGCTGACTGCGCGTGGGGCACTGATTTACAAGGTGGGCGGAAGCAACCCAACTGTTTGCGTGCTGGACTTCGGTGCAGACAAGACTTCGACAACCACTTTCACGGTGCAGTTCCCTGCCGCCACTGATACAGCCGCGATTATTCGTATCGCATAAGGAGCAACAAATGTCTTTAGAAAAAGCAAAATCCACAGACTTGGTTTCCGCCGGTCTTCAAGCCCGCACTAGCTCCAGCGAGCGCACAAAAGCTGGGGGTGTGTTCCACGTTCAGTGCGTTGACAAAGACGGTAACGTCAAGTGGGAAGAGTCCATGCACAACCTCGTGGTGAACGAAGGTTTGCAAAGCATGAACACCCAGTATTTCAAGGGTAGTGCCTACACGGCTGCTTTCTTCCTTGGTTTGGTGACTGGCCCCGGCTCAGGCACTACGTATGCCGCTGCCGACACTTTGGCTTCACACGCTGGTTGGACTGAGTTTTCTAACTACACGGGCGCACGCAAGGCCGTGACTTTTGGTACAGCTACCACTGCTGACCCATCTGTAATCAGTAACTCTGCTTCTGTTTCTCAGTTCACCATTTCTGGTGGAGGCGGTACTGTGGCTGGCGCGTTCTTGTGTACGGTGTCTAGCGGCACTTCAGGCGTTTTGTTCTCTGAAGCTGACTTCCAGTCGCCCGGCGACCGCGTAGTTGTTGCTGGAGATACTCTGAACGTCACTTACACATTCAGCTTAGACGCTGCCTAAGCGTAGGGGGA